TTCTTGAACAAGGGTGGAGGGAAGAGTGGCAGCTTCAAGACGGTTTGCTTCATAGACGACTTGGTCAAGACTTCCAAAGTGGCTTGGAGGAAGGCCCAAGATGTATGCCAAGGCACGCAGGATGTGAGGTGTTCCTACCCGAATACATTCGTCTTCAAAATCTTCTTCGTCACCCACTTTGGTTTCGGCCGTGCCAGGAGCTTCATCAATCAAGTTTCTCCCATGGAAACAAGCCCAGTCCTCAAGGTCTGTCAAGGAAACCTCAAGGTGTTCAATGAGAGGGGCGCCTTCTCCCTGGGTTTCGACGATTTGAATAACCTTGGTAGGAACACAGGGTTCCTCCGGAGCGCTTGAGCCAAAGCCGCTTGAGCCGATTTCACTTGGTTCCGTAATACACTTCATAAAGAGAAGTCGTGTGATGTGGTGTTTTGGCCAAAGAATAGACTTTTTGATGGAAAAAACTTGGTATTTATTGGTAACACCAATCCTTTTTCGCAGAAAAAGAAACTGGATTTTCTCAAGTTCAAAACTTACTCATTTGATGAAGCAAACTTGCTTGGGCTTCCCTTCAAGACCAATCCTAAATTCTACCTCATGTCTTTTTAAAAGAGAAACCCTTATGGACCCCAGTTCTACACATGTCACGGTTCCCCAGGCCTCACCCAAATCCTCAGTCAGTGGTGGCTCTACCCAGAGGTGGGTCGCGTGGATCATTCCTCTCGCACTGATTCTTGCATCCATCATCCATGCTATCATTATTAGTGTCCGTAACAAGAAGAATACGACTAAACGTCGTCAAGCCCTTTTGCGCATTTTTGTAGGCTACCTCATTGGAGGAGTCTCTACCTGGCCCACTATTGTCTACCTCTTCCTTCCTGCAACTTTTGCACCCGAGTTTGTCAAGGCCTCTGGACCCGCCCGTCGCCTGGTCGGATTTGCGTGGTTAGCCTTTGGAGCTGGCGGGATCATCTCGGCGCTTCTTAAGGACGTCGATGAGCAACGTGTGGCCATTGCTACCTTTACCATCTTTATGTTGGGTGCGGCGGGGGTGCAGCTCTACACCTTGAAGGGCAAGGAAAAGGCGATTCAAGTTTACCACGTACCCATCCTGAAGCTCTTGATTGCAGTGATTCTAATTGTCTTTGCATCCATTACCCCATCTTCATCGAAATAAATTTATTTTTTACCCCTGGATCGTCCCACTGCCATGGCTCCATGGACCTGATTCCATGCTCTCTCCAACTGAGTTGCCGTCTCAGTAAATTGTTCAGGGGTCAAGTTGGCCACAAGAGCCGTTTCGAGACGCCCCAACTCGCCAGGGGGAAAGGCATCGAGGTTTTTCGCCATCAAGACCGTTAAGAGGACAAATTGAATGCCTCGGGTGTCCTTTGTCCTAATGTACATCTCTGCATATTTGTTCAAGGCTCCAATCACACCGAGATTGGCAAAATCATTAATAAAAGTGACAAGAGGTGCCACTGCCGCAGGCTTTCCAGCCTCTTCTCCAATCTTTGCAATTAGATTGCGGAGACCCGCCCAATGGAGAGACGCACGACAATAGAGGGTAAGGGGTGCAATGTGCCAAATGACGGCGGGAGGTATGGGTGCGTCAGACCCCTTAAGGTAATCCCCGACCATGTCGGCAATAGCACCACAGAGGGGTAAATCATCCCACGTCACCTTGCTTTCTTCGACTCTCGGCACTGCGCCCACCGATGCATAAGTATCCCCACCTGCGGTGCGAAGAAGCGCCGTTGAAAGGTTAAAGGTACCATAGCGTACAAAATCGTCTGGTCTGTAGTGGCGTTGAAGGACGAGGTTGAGGGCGACTTCATCCGTTCCGTAGCCCTTGCCCACCGTTTCACTGGTTGACAATTTGTCCAGGCACTCCAAAATTTCAGGCGAGGTTGCCAAGTGAAGAATTTCGGGCCAGTAATTATCTCGATTCGTTCGAGCCATCCATGACCCGGCGGCGATGGGCGGGTAACCTTCAGGCCATGGCTTGATACACCGCAGCCACGCGATGGGGGAGGGGTAGATGGCGTAGTAGCCAAGTGGTTTACCCGTCCTTACAAAGTTTTCAAGAGTCTCAAAATCTTCATAGTTGGGGGTGTAGTCAATGTCTCGAAAGGCAACAACGTCAACATTCGGGTCAAACCACGCCAGAAAACGTGACATGGCTGAAAACATGTGTTGGTGGTAATGGGGAGCATCGGGTTCACGAAAGGCAGGACAATAAAATTTGACCAACTGGATGTGGGGGCCATGTCCTTCGTCTCGTGAATGGGTCTTGGTGTCTTTGAAGCTCCTGGCTTTCTCAACAAACGCCACCCATTTAGGGTCGGGGTCGTCGGCCAGTGACGCGTCATAGTAAATGCGGAGTCCCCAACCTGGGTAGACTTCACGCATCTTCAAAAGGAACTGGAGGGCACCTGCAAGATACTTGTCTCCGGCACGCCCCACCGAAGTCAGGGGCCTAAAAAGAGACATGGCAACAATCTTTTTAAAGGGAAACGCCTCGGGTGGAGGAAAGTACTCCAGGGCGCATTCCAAGTCAGGGATATAATACTTTTTCCATTCAGGCATAGCCGTCGAAGCGCTTTTGAATTCCTTTCCTTCCCACCAAGCCTTTGCCTGTTTCAGTCCCTGTCTTAAGATTGGAAACCCTGGCATGTCATCCGGTCGATCGAATTCTTTCGAGGGAGGGGGTTGACGTTTCATTGAATGAGAGTCTTTTTTACTATACATTAGATTTTGCCAATTAATTGCAAGAGAAACCTCCTCCACACTTCAAAGTCCCATGGCTACCGATCCATCCACAGAATGCCTCCTTGGTGCTTTCAAGGACTTGGAAATTTTTCTCGTCAATGAGGGAGGATTCTACTATGCCTCTGGCGGGATTGGTCCCTACTACATTGACCTTCGGCGCGGACCGAATGACCCCAAGATCCTTCGACACTTTATCGATGCCTACTCAAAGGGCTTGACGGGCTTGACCCTTTCTGCCAAGCCCGCCTTTGTTGGTGTCCCGACGACGGGTGTTGTCTACGCAACGGGGCTGGCCTTGACCCAGGATGCCCCACTCGTCGTCATGGAAAAGCTCAATCCAGAGAGGGCACACATCTTTGCACCCGACCACCTGCGTGGCCTTGTGACCTCCATCACGGCGGATTCCCGCTTTGACATTTCTTCGTCCGCCTTTTTGGGGCTTGAGGACATGGGGGTCGTCTTGTCTACTGCCGCAGGCTTGACCCATGGCCGTCCCTCCGCCATCTTGAGGCGGACTGCCAAGGGCCACGGAACCTCCAAAACTGTGGAAGCGTCTCTCTCGAAATGGGCTCACGATGGAATCAAGTCTCTTGTCGTCTTTAACGACTGCCACTACCCCCTGACCGAAGACGAAGTTGTAGCCACCTTGGCATCCATCCCTGCCTTTGCTTCCTTTGGCCTCGAGGTCCACTTGGTGACCTTGGCTATGGAAGAACTTTCCACCCTTCCCCCATCCACTTCATTGGTCGAGGTGGAAGACCTCTGGACGACAGGCACATCAGCCATCAAACTCAATTTTTCCATCCAAAAAGTCTTTGGCGTCACACCTTCTGTCCTCGTCTTTCTTGATCGCGAGCAAGGTGCCATGGCCAAGTTTCAAAAGCTTGGAATTCAGGCAAAGGCCATTTACCCCATTCGTGAAATTGCAGACCATTTGGCAGATCGAGGATGGATTGAGGCCCACCACAAAGAAAATGTGATCGATTACGTTGCTGCCTTTGAGAAGCCGTCCTTCATGGAAAAACTTGTGGCCCTCAATGAATCGTGCCTATGTGTAGGCATTGACATTTGTCATGCCAAGCTTCCGGAATCCGGTGACACCACCTTGCCCGGTGACCCTTACCCCCAAACGACCGCTGGCGTGGTTGCCTATGTAAGTGATTTGATGGATAACCTGTCGTCGGTCCCGGAAATCAAGGTAATCAAGCCAAACCTCGCCTACTACAACTCCTTGACCGACACCGACCTACACCACATCCTTGACCTCATCCACACCAAGGCCAAAGAATTTGGATGGCTTGTTATTCTCGACACCAAGATTGGGGACATTGCACGTACCCAAGCCCAATACGCCGAAAAGTACAAGGAGTTTGATGCGGTGACCGTCCATGGCTACATGGGGATCGACTCAATCGCACCTGTCACGGATGCGGGCCTAGGTGCCTATGCCTTGGTCTTTACCTCCAACCCTTCCCGCGTGGACGTCGAGACCCTTCCCACCTTTGACATCTCCTCCCTCCGCAGGGCCTACGAAATCTACCTCTCCAAGTGTCATGGGCCAGAGGCTACCTTTGAGAACCTCCACAAGTGCCTGGTGGAGCACCTCCCCAAGGTCTACCACGCTATGGCCCAACGCATCGTCGACTGGCAATTTGCAGGGACTGTAGGTGCCGTCATTGGGGGCACCCGCTCGGCTGACGGCACCCTCAAGGAACTTGAAGAGATTGTGCGACTCTTTGGCAAGGCTCTTGGCTACCTTCCTCCCCTTTTGATTCCTGGAGTAGGCACTCAGGGTGGGTCGGCGACTGAAGTCATCCATGCCATTGTCAAGGCTCTCCAAGCCATTTCTTGGCCTGAAGACCAGATTCGTCGCGAACTTCGTAAGGTATCCATCAACTCCTCTTCGGCCATTGACTACTCGCCGCGTCCAGCTGACGCTGCCCGTGAATTGGCCCAAGAAATTCGCAAGGCCATTGAATCTGCATTTGCTTAAATCCTCTGCGAATAAAATTTTATGTCACACCTCTTTTCTAACTCTGATGTATGGCCCAACACGAAATGAAATGTCGGTATTTCAAAAAACAAATGAATAAAATTCCTTATCTTAAATATGGCTCGACCCGACATAGTTTTGATTGACAAAAATACAGTGGTCTTTGACCACTACTGAAATGTCGGACGAGACCTAAAGATCGACGTAGTCGATCATTAATGATTGGGCAAACCCAATCTTTAGGGCCCTCACCTTTCGTACACTTATGGCGTAGCCTGTAAGGTTGGCCGGAGGCCATACCAACACAAATTTTATAAGGAATGACATGGAATTTTATTCGTGTACCTTTTGAAACGACGACATTTCATATTGTGTTGGGCCATAATAAATGCAAAAAACTGTGAGAAAGGAATATATGACAAACACTGGTTATGTCAAGGAATCTTATTCTTTAACGGCAAGCGGACCTGTGGCGGACATGCTCGACAAGTCTGTGGGACCAACGGCCGGATTTGTTGTACTATTTGTGATTTTTACTGTCATTTTTGGTCTGGCCATCTATCAGCTTGTGGCTGCATCGATGTTTGTCAAGCCTCTTTTTAAAAGGCCGAGGAAAGACCACACAACGGGACGGTATCACGTTACCATCTCATCTCATCTTGTGCATGTTCTCAAGGCCTTTTGTATCATTTACTGGATTCTCTTGATCCTTTCTATGGTCTCTGTAAGCTATGGGCAAACCAAAAAAGATTCCACTCCAGTTTCTCTTCTTGACATGTCCATTGTATATCTTGCATTTACGGCGGTAGTGTCGGTTGGAGTAGGATTTTTGACCCACAAGCTTTGGAAAACTCCCTCGAAAGATGGATCGGTCACCCTAAACCTATCAAACACACAGCTTGTGTTTATCAAGATTGCCATTCTATCCGAAATCATCATCTTTCCTCTGGTCATCCTCATTATGTTTTTTGCTCTAGTTTATTTTGGGATAATTGCGGGACGGATGGCAGTCATTTCTAACCGTTAGTTATGCCCAGAACCTTTCCATAATTCTTCCCCTTGATTCAATTGATCATAGGTCAATTGAATCAAGGGAGAGTTAAATTTCATCTTCAAAGTACTTGAGAATCTCTTTGCATCCAATCCCCGTATGCAATGTCTCCAAGGTCCCATAGACGGTGGTCATGGAGTTTGGACTAAATTTGTCGGGGCGTTCATGCCACACCGCCAAGGTCAAGGTCTCTTGATCCTCCCCATCCAATTTCAACTTGCACTGGCACTCAACAATCGTGTCATGGTGGGCCTTGGATCGGTCCGAGCGGAAACGTGCCAGGATGGCTTGGAGGGCCGGCGTGTTTTCCACTTCAACCTTCAGATTGTAACCAATAAAGGGGAAGCCTTCACCCGCACAAATATCTTCCTCTTTTCCATGGCGCTTGTAGCGAAATTCAAGCAGGCGTTCCTTTTCGCGAGGCCTCTTTTCCACAACCAATCGAAAATCAATCGTGTTGGCTTCCAACTCCTTCACCTTGATCATCTTGTCATGGGTCTCCTTCTGTACCTCCATGAACACAGGGGTAAAGATGAGGCCATCCGTGGGCCATTCGCGGTGGTGGGAAGGGTCAAGGCCGAGAGCTCGACGGATAGCCTCTACTGGGTGGTCCATCGAAAAAACGGGTTTGACTCGGAGGTGGAGACGTGGTAAATGAAAAGAGTGGGACGCTGTTTTCGACTCAAAGGGAAGCAAGACGAGACGTCCCTCCTTTGCCAAAGCCCTGCCATTGGTTCCGTCAAACCCGATTCCCAGCACTTGCTTGGCCAATTCAAGTCGTCGCAGGTAGGACGACTCTAACATATACGACGTCCCACCAATCATCAGGGTGTCAAAGATGACCAAGAACCAACGTTTTTGTGCCTCTTCCTCTTCCTTCTTCTTGGATTTTTTCCTACGCTTGTCTTTGGATCCATCCGCCTCTTCAGGTTCCGCATAGCCCCTCACAAGTTCACCGTCAAAGCAGGTGCCAAGCCCCTTGTAAAGATCTGCATGAGCCAAGACATTCACTGAATAAAAATGACACTTTCGATCCACCAACACATTGACAGGGTTTCCCTCGGGATCCCGCGTCAGCAGGAGGACACACCTCTGCCCGTGGGTCTTCTCCGCCACCACGTAATCCCGCGACTTGAGCAAATGAAAATGTTTCCTCTTGAAGGAGATTGGGTTGGGGACGGGGTTGTAAAGACGCAGAGATGCGGCCGTCCCGTCACGCTCAGACTTGGTATAGACAGAGGCTGGGACATTCCAGATTTGCATAAAGCTACGGTGAAGATGAATGGAGAGGGCAGAAAGGGGGATAGGGATGGCAGGCCACGTGAGGTCTTGACTTGGTCCGCCTGACATTGTGTTTTAGAAGGAAGGTACAAAAGTCTTTGTGTTAATTCTTCGAAAGAGAATTCAATCAAGTTTTGTCTCGAAGAATAAACAGAGTTTTTATTTTTCAAGCATAAAATGCTCTGGTTGATTGGCCAAAAGGCCAATTGTATCAACGCAAGACATCCAGATAGGTCGGGCGAAGGGTGGGTGTTTGCCAGGGTTGCCCCCGCGCACTATGGGAATAAGAAAGTTTGCGATCCATCTTTAAAACGTCTCGATTTTGGGCTTTCTCTATAATATTCGTCACATCAATGGGTTGAAGCACCCAAGGGGGCAGAGTTCCCATGACAACCACCCCCTTAATATCTTGGCCCAACCCCATGTAGGTGGGAATACGCACCTTTTCAACCTTGGTAATGTGGAGATGGGACCTGGCCGGAATAAGAATATACTTGGACCATGGTTTCCATGGCTGGTGTTCGACTAGCTTAACGCCGTCACAAAAATACAAGTCAATAGATGTACGAAAAAACTTGTCCCTGTAAAATTGTACGTCCTTCCATTCCAGCATACACTTTTAATGTGACACTTGATTTGTTTTATTTTCCGTCTCAACAACTTTTTTATGTCCATAGGTTGTCCAATTCTTTCCCGTCACTTATTAAAAAATCCAGAGATCCTATGGGCTCTTCTACATCTTCACCACCCAAGCCCATAACCTACCCAGCGAATACATTCTCGATAACGGTTTGAGGGAGTGATCTTCACTACCTTCCCTCCAAGACCAGGACCGAAAAATACAAGGTGATAGACAAGATTGTGGAAAAGGATGGGGGTGCGTTTGTCCAAGCATTTGTTCCGATAGGTCCCAAACAGTCAGTCACCTACAAGTTTAAAGAAGAAGAGGTGGTTGAACGTGGCGCACGCATCATCGTTGACCACAATAACTTGACGTCGGAAATTGGAAAAATGAAAGACCTTGTGGGAAGTGAATTAGTCGTCGGTCGTGGTATCCGGGTAAGGGAGGAGCCATCTATCGACCCCTCAAGCGATTGCCAAGTGACCATCCGTCTTCAACCCCACCAACCCCGTTTTTCTCGTACCCCCTTCCTCAGCCAAACTCTTCGGTCCATCACAAGAGTGTCTTCCTCTGACGACTAAGGTTTAGAGGTATGGCCAATACTTGGCAAGGGGGAAAACCAAGACAATTATAAATTGAATAAAGTCTCAATTTCCGTCACTTTTTCTTTCGATTCACCAAAACATCCAATGGACAAAACAGTGACCAAGCCACTTCCTAAAGCAAAACCAAAAAGGAAGAAACCACCAAGAAAACGTAAACCCGAGTCGAAACCAAGGTCTAAACACGAATACCCTTACCAAGAGCCTTCCAGGGAGGATCAAGAACGTCAAGCCAAAGAAGCAAAAGATCATCAAAACGTTTATTATGCATTGTCGTGTTGGCAAGCCTCGCCAGACCCCTCCCTTCTCCCTCCTCCGCCAAAGGAATGGTTTTTAGATGAAGAAGCTACAACCCTGCCACTGCAGCATCCGCGGCCGCCATTGAATCCAACTCGTCCATGACTGTATGTGACGGCTTTAGGACTGCGTGAGCTATCGCGGCGAAACGTGGGGCCAAGGAAGTTGCGGCTTTTGCGTCAACAAAAGGCTGGAGATTGGTGGGACCCACCCGTGAAATATCAATTGTTTCCGAGGCGAGCTCCACGAGAAGTTCCATCATCTTGCTCTCGGCAAGAACACATGCGTCCTTCAAGAGTTTCATGACGAGGTTGTTAAATGCAAGGTGTTGAGGCATCGAAGACTTCAGCTGAGGATTCAGCTCGGCTGCCAGGTTATGCAAAAGACTCTCCGGGTTCATGGTGTCAATGGAAGGCAGGCGCGCGACGTCGGACCAAAACTTGTAGCTCAAAAGCATGAGATTCTGGAAGGTATACTTGGAAGAATCTGCAACTGCAAGAGCCTTTGCTGCCCGTATCCAAGCTTGAATCATGGATTTGGGAGTAGGCACCTCTGTGCCCCGAGTCACAGAAACCTGCCTCTGGTAGGGAACATCATCCTCTTCTTCAATAGTCGCTGGCTCATCGATGCTACTACCACCGATGCTACCACCACCGATGCTACTACCCACCGTGTCCTCGTCCACACTCTCCCCTCGCCCTTCATCCCCCTCGACGATAGTGTCAAGATCATGAGAAGAGAACCTTGGAGGAGGAATGACCCGTTGGTTCTTGCGCCTCTGATCCATCTTGTCAGAATAGTGCAAGGACGATTGGACGTCAGTCAAGCGTTGGCGCAGAGAGGAAGGAACTTCTTCACTTGGCGCATTTGTCTCGGGAACCAAGGAAAGCAACAACTTTATGACATTCACGGACGGAACAATTGTCTGGTTCTTGATTTCATTTGCGACGCGCAAGAGGATGCGATTGGATGGCGAATAGAAATCATCCACAATGTCAGGCATTTCTTGGGCCAAGGCAGAGGGTGCGACATAGGTGAAGGAAGAGAACCAGGAAAGCGTCTCGTCAAGTGAAAGACGCGAAGAATCGACAAGTCCCTGGGATTCTACCCACACGGTTCCCCCATTGTAAGGGTCAAGCCGCCCCGTGTATTCATGAACCGACGTGTCGGTCATGACAATAACCCACGAGGGAGTTGTGCAAAAGGCACATGGCCGCTGGTGGGTCAATTCAATGCAGGTGTACTTGGACGATTTGCATACGGGAAGCAAAAACATCCGGATGTGTCGTCCCGTGTGCTTGGACCGATTGACCCGGCAAAAGAAGGGCTTGTCTGCAGAAATGTTGTAGCAACCAATCGCAAATTGGTAAATCTTTTCCGTGAAGCGGTAATTAAAGGCCCGCTGGTGACCCATAATCACATCAAAGAGCAACTCTGTCTTGGGCAAAAAGGGACCGAGCATGGAGAGTTTTGCATAGGATGGTAGAAAGCTCTTGGCCTCTTTTCAACAAATTTCGTTTGACCTTGGTCTGTCGCTCTCCTTCTTTAACCTAAAGGATGCCCCTATTTTCTGTGGTGGTTTCTTATTATTGTGACCCAGAGGAATTGAAGCGGCAGTTGAGTCTCTGGTCTGCGTTTCCGTCTCGTTTTTTGGACCTCATGGAATTTATTGTTGTTGACGACGGTTCACCCAAAAACCCATTGACATCTGATCTTCTCAAGGGCCTTTTCGAGGGACTCCCAAGGATTCCACGTCTACGCGCTTACCGCCTCTTGAAGGACATTGGTTTCAATAATTTAGGGGCACGTAACTTGGGTGCCTTTGTTGCCTTGGGCACCTACCTCATCTTTATCGACATGGATTGTTGTATTACAGCGTCGATGCTCGATCACCTCTTGAAAGAAGTTCAAGGCCTTGGCGCAACACCCTCCTCCATCCTCTACCTGAAACGCTACGTCATTGATAATGTAAAGAGCTTGCCGAATGAAGTCCGTCGATTGGCATCCAAGGGATACCTCAGGCTGGAAAGTTCCCTATCTCCCAACTCTTTTGCCATGTCCCGTCATCACTTTTGGTCCATTGGGGGATTCAATGAGGACCTGAGCGGAAGGTATGGTACCGATTATGAATTTAAGCGGCGTGCGGGACGCTATGGGTACCGACGCGTTGCCTCCAAAACGCATATTCTCGTTTTGAATTATGGTAAAAAACGCCATCCAAGTCGACGTCAACTCTTTTCTGGATTTCCGTCTGACAATCTTCGTCTTCCATGGGCCCATGTCTGGTCATCGCCTTCCTACGAGGCTATGGTCGTCGATGTGGATCTTGGTCTTCGTGTGGTGGGGCCTCACGAGATTCGTGCCAATTTCCCAATCCTTGACTTGCCAAACTTTCGACGGACAAAAACCTTGGCTCAGAAAAATCCCAAAGCCATCTTTGGCATCGACAAGCCAATCGAACGTCTTCCCGACCAGGCAGCTTCCAAGAAAGCCACTCCCTACCTGGGGCCGGCGCAGAGAGGGAGTGGGAGTGTCTTCTCAAGAAGTAGCACTTCCAGGATGTATGCGCGCCTGATCTAATCTTTTTCCTTCAAACAAAAGGTCCTATCAATTTCGCCACCCATGCTTGTTTCTCCGTGTCAACTTGCTCCCGTTTGGTCACAGACAGATTTAATGAAGTCAAGACACCCGTTTCACAGAGGGTATAGATGGGAAAAAGCACCGTCTTGCGAAAATTGACATCATTGGCAAGATTGGGACGTCCCTTGAGGAGAGCCGCTACATTCCCAAAACCATTCGTGTCGAGAACCTCCCCTAAAAGATGGATGGTGGCTGGTTGAAGGAGGGTGTGGGCTTTCAAATTAAACGCAAGGTCAGGACTGAGTTCTATGTGGTGGTCAAGGTCAACTCGGAGGTGGGGAGAAAGCTCTTTGGCTACACGAAAAGCCTTTAACATGGCTTCATAGACGAGGGTTTGAGTAGGTTTGTCCAAGGGAAAGGGGTGGCGAAAACGGTAAAAAATGGCAGATTGGGGTGCATCTCCGGGCGGCAAATAAATGATCATTGCATCCAGGGCATAGATCTTACCACCAGATTGTGAAACAGCTTCAGTTGAAGGCCATTTAGGTGGATGGTCTGGCGTCTTGGTTCGTGTGACGACCAGGGTATTTGTCTCTTTCGGAGTCACGGTCAAGAGCTTGGCTGCATAGGTTTCAATAATCCTTCGAAGAGGAGACGAGGTGGCAAGGGTCATTTGGGGCTGTAGACCTACCATGACGAGGACAAGGTTGAATCCACCGCCAAGGTCACCAGCCTTGATACTTTCATTCAATACATGACGCAGGCGCGATTTTGCAGCACCCATATTTTATTAAGGCTTTACATTTTTTATTTCATCTTGATTCAATTGGGCTATGCTCAACCAAATCGGAGGATTTGCACCTTGATTCAAATTCTTGAGCTAGGCTCTAAGAAATCAAATCGGAGGATTTGCACCTTGATTCAAATTCTTGAGCTAGGCTCTAAGAAATCAAACCAGGAGGTTTCAAACCTAGAGAAAATCTCATATCACCTCTAGGACATTTTTCCCGTCTTGCCACAATCGCGACAGTGGTAGAACCAAGTCATGCCTTCATCAGCTGCACGGGTTTGTTTTTGGAAATCAAAGATATTCGTGGACTTGCAAGCCCGGCATCGTACCAAGGAGGCACCCACGCGGTCATGGTCTGCCTTGGCTTTGAGATCCCCTACCGTGTCATTCATTACTTTTTGAAAGGCGGAAATTTGTTCCTTGTGTCGCAAAGCTTCTACTTCTTCTGCCGTGTTTTGGCCAAGAGCTTCATTATTGATAAACCCCAATTCCCACGGGTAGTAGGACCTCAACAAAAACACTCCGTTGTGACGAAGATTAAATGTTAATTGATTCAATTTTTTCCGGTAGGCATAGGGGTTGTTTTTAGAATAGACGAGGATGCAACACTCCAAGTCTCGAGCGAGGCGTCCTACAGCTTGAGCCTCATCATAGACCCCTGTGTCTTCCACAATCTTTGCTAGCATTTCTCGTGTAGTCGTTCGCCAATCCGCATCAATTTCTTCATCTTCAAACACGACTGCTGGTGCACTTTTGGTCTTGGGTGCGGGCCGTCGAATGGTAATCATGGGGGAGGAAATAGATTGTTGTTTATTTGGGAAAAATCAGAAATTTAAACCCGGTATAAATCGATTTTGCCCATAACCTACGAATAGGGAGCTTATGAATAAGGAGCTTATGAATAAGGGGCGGCAGTGACTTGGCAGGCTCGCCCCGGACCATAGGTGATCAACCACTTCCAAACTATTGGACCCCTTTCAGTGCAAGAGGAGAGAAAAGTTGTAGAAGGAAAGTATGACCCAACACAATATGAAATGTCGTCGTTTCAAAAGGTAGATGAATAAAATTCCCTGTCATTCCTTATAGAATTTGTGTTGGTATGGCCTCCGGCCAACCTTACAGGCTACGCCATAAGTGTACGAAAGGTGAGGGCCCTAAAGATTGGGCTTTGCCCAATCATTAATGATCGACTACGTCGATCTTTAGGTC